AGCTCATAATGACGGCATGGAAATGCTATTTCGTACGAAAAGGCAACTTTAAGGATTAAACATATGAGAAAACTAAAAGACTACAAGCCAACGAGATTTATGGCGGAGACTTCCCACTATGACAAGGACAAAGCTGACTTTGCTGTGAATTTTATTCAAAACTTGAAACACACAAAAGGACGTTGGGCAGGAAAGCCATTTGAACTCGTCGATTGGCAGGAGCAAATTATTCGTGACATATTTGGGATTGTAAAACCAAACGGCTATCGACAATTCAATACAGCTTATATAGAAACTCCAAAGAAGAATGGGAAAAGTGAGTTAGCCGCAGGCGTCGCAAATTTGTTGACTTATGGAGATGATGAAATAGGAGCGGAAGTTTACGGTTGCGCCGCCGACCGCCAACAAGCCTCGATTGTATTCAATGTCGCCGCTGATATGGTTAGAATGTGCCCGTTTTTATATAAAAAAGGTAAAATTCTTGATTCATCTAAACGTATCATTGTTCCGGAAACAAATAGCTTTTATCAAGTGTTAAGTGCTGAAGTTGCAACAAAGCACGGGTTTAACGTGCACGGCGTTATTTTCGATGAACTTCATGCGCAACCCAATAGAAAACTTTTCGACGTTATGACAAAAGGGAGCGGCGACGCAAGAATGCAACCGCTTTATTTTTTAATCACGACAGCGGGCAACGATACCAACAGCATTTGTTACGAGATACATCAAAAAGCACTTGATATTATCGAAGGACGCAAGGTTGATTCGACATTTTATCCGGTAATTTTCGGCGCGGCAGAAGATGAGGATTGGACATCGCCGGAAGTTTGGAAAAAGGCTAATCCTTCTCTCGGCGTCACTTTCGGCATTGATAAAGTACAGGACGCTTTCAATTCAGCTAAGCAAAGTCCTGCGGAAGAAAATTCATTTCGACAGTTGAGATTAAATCAGTGGGTAAAACAGGAAGTCCGGTGGATGCCAATGGACAAATGGAATGCTTGTGCTTATGACGTGCACGAGCGCGACTTATTAGGGCGCGTCTGCTATGGCGGGCTTGACCTTTCAAGCACACAAGATTTAACTGCCTTTGTCTTAGTCTTCCCGCCGCTCGATGATGATGATAAATATCAAGTCTTGCCGTATTTCTGGTTGCCAGAGGACGCGATAAAACTTCGCGTCAATCGTGACCATGTGCCTTACGATTTATGGGCGCGACAGGGCTTTTTGAATACAACCGAAGGTTCCGTTATTCATTACTCCTTTGTTGAGCAATTTATTTCTAGGCTCGGCGAAAAGTTCCATATTCGCGAGATTGCCTTTGACCGTTGGGGAGCAACGCAAGTTGCGCAAGACTTAGAAGAATTAGGATTTACTATGGCGCAATTCGGACAAGGCTTTAGTTCAATGTCACCACCGACAAAAGAATTGATGAATTTGACGCTTGAAGGGCGTATTGCTCACGGTGGGCACCCTGTCCTTAATTGGAATATGGATAATGTTTTCGTTGAAATGGATTCTGCCGGAAATATCAAAGCGTCGAAACGAAAATCGACAGAAAAGATAGACGGCGTTGTCGCGCTGATAATGGCACTTGATAGGGCTATTCGCGTCGGCAACGTTTCAACTAAAAGTGTATACGAATCGAGAGGCTTGTTGTTTATATGAAGATACTAGAATTTTTCAAAGGATTGTTTTCGAGGGATAAGCCGAAAAATGAATACAGGTGGAGCGGTTCACCTTTTTTATTTGGGAGTTCGCTCGGCGGCAAGTCGGTAAATACAACGACGGCATTACAACTGTCGGCAGTGTTCGCTTGCGTCAAGATTTTAGCTGAATCAGTAGCTTGCTTGCCATTGCACGTTTACGAGAAAGATGACAAAGGCAATAAGAAATTGGCGACTAATCACTCACTCTATTATTTACTGCATGACGCGCCTAATTCCGAATTGTCAGCGTATAACTACAAAGAAATAATAATGCTACATTTGCTCCTGCACGGGAATTCTTATTCGCAAATCATGTATAAGGGCGGAAATATTGTAGGTTTGTATCCTTTATTGCCGGACAAAATGGCAGTCACGCGCAATGACAGTGGCAAAAAGATTTACACCTACACGCCGAACAAAGGCGAAAATGACCACTTCACAAAAACGAACAAAATAGAATACAAAGCGGAAGATATATTGCATATACCCGCGCTAGGCATTGACGGGCTTTATGGTTATTCGCCAATATCAATGGCTAAAAATGCAATAGGCGTTGCGCTTGCTTGTGAGGAATTCGGAGCAAAATTTTTTGAAAACGGCGCACGACCAAGCGGGATATTGAAAGTGCCACACGTCCTAAAAGACCCAGAAAAACTTCGCGAAAGTTGGCAAGCGGCTTACGGCGGCGCAAATAGCGGCAAGACCGCTGTCCTTGAAGAGGGCGTAGAATATCAGCAACTAAGCGTTAATCAGAATGACGCACAATTTCTTGAGACGCGCAAATTTCAGATAGCTGAAATAGCAAGGATATTCCGCGTACCTTTGCATATGCTGAACGAATTGGACAGGGCGACTTTCAGCAACATAACGCAACAGTCGCTTGAATTTGTAGTTTATACATTAACGCCTTGGCTTGTTCGATTAGAACAAAATTTCAACCGAGCTTTGTTTACAGAGAACGAACGCGGAAAATATTTCGTGAAATTCAACGTCGAAGGTTTTCTTCGTGGCGACTATGAAACGCGAATGCGTGGTTATACGTCGGCTTTGCAAAGCGGGATTCTTTCAGTTAATGAAGTCAGAGGGCTTGAAGATTTAAACGCAATACCTGCCGAAGAGGGCGGCGACTTGCACCTTGTAAACGGCAACCTTGCAAAACTCAAAGACGCGGGCGCGGCTTATTCTCAAAAGAAAGAAGGTGGTAACAATGAATAAATTTTGGAACTGGACAAGGAATGCTGAAACCGGCGAAAGAGAATTAGCGATTGACCGAGCGATAGCAAGCGACGGTTTTCTTTCGTGGCTATTTGATGACCTTACGCCGAAAAAGTTTCGTGAAGAATTAGGCTACGGCGCGGACGATATTATTGTCAAAATAAATTCCGAAGGTGGCGACGTATTTGCCGCTAACGAGATTTATAACATGCTGAAAGAATATCGCGGAAAAGTCACAGTAAAAATAGACGCAATAGCGGCGAGCGCGGCAAGTGTTATCGCTATGGCGGGTGACACTGTAGAAATATCGCCCGTTGGTATGATTGTTATTCATAATCCTTGGACGGTTACAGAAGGTGACGCCGAAGAACTTAAAATCGTGGCAAATCAACTCGACAGCGTCAAGGAAAGCATAATGAACGCTTACGAACTGAAAACTAATTTGCCAAGAACAAAACTATCGCGAATGATGGACGAGGAAACATTTATTCACGCCAGAGACGCAGTTAAATTGGGCTTTGCTGATAAAGTAATCGGCGAAGAAAATCCGCCCGAAGAAGATTCTTCAATACAAAATATGTCTTCGCGCCGACAGATTATGAATTGCATGATGAATGCTATAAAAACAAAGTATGAAGCAGAAAAGGAAACGGCACCCGACAATCGCGTTGACACAACGCAACTTCATAAACGATTAGAATTGATAAAAGGAGCTTAAAAATGGACATTAGAGACATTCAACAAAAACGCGCTAACCTTTGGGAAGAGGCAAAAAAATTCCTTGACGAACACACGGACAAGGACGGGAAAATATCAGCGGAAGACGCCGCCACTTATGACAAAATGGAAAATGAAATTGTCGACTTAGGCAAACAAATTGACCGCCTTAAACGTCAAGAAAGTTTGAACACGGAAATTAACGCACTTTCCGGAACGCCGATGTTGCCTAACCCTAACGGCACAGGCGATAGCAAAGTTGGAAGGGCAAGTGACGCATATCGCAAAGCGGCGATTGAGGCTGTTCGCTCAAAGTTCCACGTGATACGAAACGACCTTGCGACAAGCCCCGACAGCGCGGGCGGTTATCTGGTTCCTGCCGAGTGGGATACACGCTTGATTCAGACACTTGAAGAAGAAAACGTAATGCGCACATTGGGCACGAAGATTCAGACAAGCGGTGAACATAGAATCCCGATTGTAGCGACAAAACCAGTAGCTTCATGGACAGCTGAAGGACAAGTGGCTCAATTCAGTAATGCTACTTTTACTCAAGT